CTGCAAACCGATGACTCGGAAATGCCCGATTACTCACAGCCTTCAGCACGTAACAGACGAAAGAAGCGCCTTGCGCGCCGAAAACGTCTTGAGAAGGCAATCGGCGTGAAAGACATGTCCGATCTTAAGCACATTAAGGTCATTGGATGGACAAGTCCTCTTCCCGCCGGTCCCCAGAAGACACGAATTCCGCCGTGTCCCTATTTCAAACAATTTCTCAAAGAAGAGATGCCATCGTCATATATGCGTAACGAACGTGATTACGTTAATATTCGATCCAACTCAGTCCAGCAACTTCGACACTTGTTGCGTTACAATCGTTCTCCGCATATATACTCACGGTCAGTCCGTGAGGATATCAAGGGTGAGATTCGAAAATGGTTTCAGGCAACTGGAACCGTAACCATGAGTAATGATGTTGATGATGTTAAGTTGGAGATGGACTCTTCACCAGGCTATTTCTATAAGTCGGAGGGGTACAAGTCAAAGCGAGACTGCTGGCCCCTTGCCAAAAATGAAGCTCAATCAATGATCAATAAACTTCACAATGGCTTGCGCGTAAAACCGCATTGGTCCTATGCAACGGGCCGATCTAAACGAACTAGATATGCCAAATTCAATAATGCAAAGACGCATGATCCTTACAAGGCCTTCGGGCGTTTGATTCAGGCATGCGATGTCAGAGACGTTTCTGTCGCTCAACTGTGGCTCAACGCTTGGAACGAAAAAGTTACCAAGCGTGATTTCGGTTTGGCGCTCGGAAAGTCGTACTTTAATAGGGGTGGTCAGAATTATTCGAAATATTTCAGGCTGGATCGAGATCTTCTCGGAGTTGGTCTTGATGCGCAGAAATATGATGCGAATTTCCCCCCGTGGTTAGCGAAATACATCTTTAAAATGTTGCGGCGCTACACACGGGTACGAAGTACGGGTAAGACTCTGTCAGAGTCATATCACGATTTCGTGGTTGCCATGCATTGCAGCCCTGAAATCGTTACTCCATATGGTGATGTGGTAAAGCTTGCGCACGGCCTCTGCACCGGCGCAAGCTTCACTTCACTTGTGGAAAGTATTGGAACCTGGGCTCTAGCCCGTGTCGCAACAGCACGGGTTATTAGTCCTCGTGGATCTATAACTGAGATCCTTAAGAGGATAGGGTTCCGCATTCAAACTCTAGGCGATGATTCTTTCGCTACAATGAAACCATGGGTTAAAATCTCCGTTCAAGGAAATGTTAATACCGTTGAAGAGATGGTGACATTGGACAATCTGAGTAATTTCTGGAAAAAAGAATACGGTATTCCAATATCGATTGACAAAAGTTGTCTCGGTTATGGTTACGCTGCATTTGAATTTCTGGGGAAGGTTATCGACCCTCAGATTGGGCCTACAAGGCAGCGAGTGTTAAAGACAGCACTCTCACTGAAGTACCCTGAGCGTGAGGTACGAAATGCACAACATGCATACACTAGAACAGTGGGACTACTGATCGATAATGCCCTATCGTTACATGCGCGCAAGTTATGTTACGCATACCTAAAGTGGCTCAACGCGCGACTCGGAGCCACGCTTGATCGCATAAAAGGGCGCGAATTTCGCTCATTCATCAAGACTGAGAGAAATGCCGCATGGTATTTCTGGAAGTTCGCCACCAAGGCTTTCGTTGATGACATACTAACCATATTTCAAACGGAAGGTCTTGAGAGAATCTGCAGCCAAGAGGGGCTTGCTCAGTTATATTTTGCACCTGACATGGAATGCGATGCAAAATTCAAGCCGACTGCAAGGTACAAATCGACATTCCATACCCGATAATGCTAGTTGGCGTGCTGGCCTCATGAGGAGC